CCAGGACATGTGTTGATAGATGATAAAGCAAGTAACATTACAGCTTGGCAAGAGGCAGGTGGTGTTGGAATACATCACATTTATGCTAAAAATACTATAAACCGACTTAAAAAATTAACAGCTAGTTCTTAGTTGCACAAATAACACCCTAATAGTATTATCAATACTGTAGAAATGATTGTTGCAAGCATGGTGTTTGCAATGGCTAATTTTTTATAGGAGGCTGATTATGACTACGCATTTTACTTCGGGTGTTACCAATGTTACCTCAGATGGTACATTAGGTAAGCTAAAAGCACCCGCACCACATAAGTATCATCAATATTTTAATGATTTTGATACTTACCTAGCGTCCGATTGGACAATAACAACAACTGAGGATGGTACTGGATCTGCAACCGAGGCTTTAGCCGACGGTGACGGCGGTGTATTGTTAGTAACAAACGCTGCTGGCGATAATGACCATGACTTTTTTCAGCTTGTAAAAGAGGGTTTTAAATATGAGGCAGGCAAACAAATAGGTTTCCATATCAGATTTAAAACAAATGATGCTACACAATCTGATATTGTTGCTGGTTTACAGTTAACCGACACAACGCCATTAGATGTGACAGATGGTATTTTCTTTTTAAAATCAGACGGAGCTGCAACAATCAGCTTTGTGGTAGAAAAAGACAGTACACAATCTACTTTAACATTACCAAACTCTTTAGCAGATGATACTTTTATGACACTTGGTTTTATTTATGATCCAAGAGATCAAAAGTTTCATGTGTTCCAAAACAACGTTTTAGCTGGCACAGTCGTTAGCACTAATGCTCCAGATGATGAAGAACTTACGGTCTCATTTGGCATACAAAATGGTGCTGCTGCTGCAAAAACATTAAGCGTTGATTATGTTGGTGCTTACAAAGAACGTACAGCAGTAACAGAACTATAGGAGTAAATAATGGCTGATACAGTAACCTCACAAACCATACAAGATGGTGAGAGGCTTGCCATACTTAAATTTACTAATGAATCTGACGGTACAGGCGAATCCTCTGTCAAAAAAGTTGATGTCTCGGCATTAAACTCTGATAGCAAAGGAAGAGCTTGTACTGGTGTATCAATAAGTAGGATCCACTGGTTTTGTCGTGGTATGGGTGTCGATATAGAATTTGATGCTTCTACAAACGTTTTAGCAGTGCCTTTGCCAGCTGATAGTAGTGGCGATGAATACTTTGACCAGTTTACTGGGATACCAAATAACGCAGGTTCAGGTGTAACAGGCGATATTGACTTTACTACGGTAGGTCATTCAAATGGCGATGCTTACTCAATCATTTTGATTTTGAGCAAAAACTACGGCTAATGGCTGTTAGCAAACCCAAGCGCAGAGCTAAACAAGTTCGGCGCACTATTGGTAAGGGCGGTAATTATCGCCCTACCAAACAGGGTGCTGGCATGACAAAAAAGGGTGTTGCTGCATATCGTAAAAAAAATCCAGGATCTAAACTTAAAACAGCTGTAACTGGTAAAGTTAAAAGAGGCAGTAAAGCAGCAAAAAGACGTAAATCTTTTTGTGCTAGATCGTTAGGACAACTTAAAAAAAGTTCAGCAAAAACAAGAAATAATCCTAATTCAAGAATTAGGCAAGCAAGAAGAAGATGGAAGTGTTAGAAATAATTTGTGGAATGATTTTGTTAATTATTACTGGTTTTTTTGCTTTTATGTCTAATCACTGTTTAGAGGAACACAAACAAGGTAAGCAAATTGCTTTGCCTTGGGAAAAGGAATAAATAACAATGTCAAATAAAAAAACACAAAAGAAAAAAGTAAACAAAGTTATTAAAGGTTTAAAAAAAGCAAGTAATTTGCATGCTAAACAAGCAAAAACTTTAGGTACTTTAAAATTTAAGAAAGGTGGCAAAGCAAAAAAGAAATCTGGAGCGCCTAGTAATGTTACAAATCCTAGTCTATATGCAAGAGTTAAAGCTGAGGCAAAACGTAAATTTGATGTTTACCCTAGTGCCTACGCAAATGCTTGGCTTGTAAGAACTTACAAAAAACGTGGTGGTGGTTATAAGGGAGCTAAAAAAGCTGTTGGTGGCGAAGTGAACGGCAAAAACCTAAGGCCAATACCAGCACAAAACAAAGGTTTGCCAAAATTACCAAAAAAAGTAAGAAACAAAATGGGATTCATGCGCAATGGCGGAGCTGTGACTATGGTTCAAGGCCGTGGCTGTGGAGCTATGATGAATTCTAAACGTAAAAAAACCAGAGTTCCTAATAGCTAATGAAGAAAAAAAAAGATCCAAAGGTAGGAACAGGAAAAAAACCAAAAGGATCGGGCAGACGTTTATATACAGATGAAAACCCAAAAGACACTGTAAGTATAAAATTTGCAACTATGAAAGATGCTAATGCTACAGTAAACAAGGTTAAACGAATTAAAAAACCTTTTGCGAGAAAAATACAAATCTTAACAGTCGGTGAACAAAGAGCAAAGGTTATGGGTAAAACAGGTATTGCTAACGTGTTTAAGCGTGGTAAAGAAGCAATTAGAAGGACAAGGAAAAAATAATGTCGTTAAAAGAGTGGTTTGGCAAAGGTCCTAAAGGTGATTGGGTTGATATAGGCGCGCCAAAGAAAAAAGGCAAGTTTCAACAATGTGGTCGTGCAAAGGCTAAAGGATCGAAAAGAAAATACCCTAAATGTGTACCTAGATCAAAAGCAAACAGAATGACAAAATCACAGATTAAATCTGCGGTTTCAAGAAAACGAGCTAAGAAACAAGGCGTTGGTGGTAAACCAACAAATGTAAAAACTTTTGCCGCAAAAGGTGGTAAGATAACTATAAATTCAAGCATGGGATTGTTTGGAAGGAGATAAAAATGAAAGGAACTAAATACAGAGCTGGTGGCGGCGGTATGAAGAAAACTAAATATCGTGCTGGTGGTGGTGGTATGAAAGGAGCCAAATATAGAGCTGGCGGTGGTGGTATGAAAAGCACTAAAGGTATGGCTAAAGGTGGTGCTGCACTAAGAGGTGAAATGCAGGCTAATCCTGGTATGAGCAATATGCCTGGATCAGTTATGTCAGCACTTATGGGCGGCGGTACTAGAGCTCAAGGTCAAGCTAATGTGCTAAAAGGCACCAAAGGTATGGCTAGAGGCGGTGCTATGAAAGGCACCAAAGGTATGGCTAAAGGTGGTGCAATGAAAAAAACCAAAGGTAGATCTATGGGAGGTGCTATGAAAGGCACCAAATACTCAGCTAAAGGCGGAAAAAGGTAAACTTTTTTTATTAAATAAGGTGGCGTATTTAATATCAAATATCCCGCAGTTCAAATGCTGGGTAAGAAAAGAGTTTACAACTAATCATCAACATGGTCATGGTGAGTATTTGCATGCTTTGGCGTTTGCAGTTAATACAATTCCCGACAGATCTTTGTCCTTTCAAGTTGTTTTCACTGGTTGTGAAACTGATTTTGAAGGTTATCCCGACGAAAACATACATGGTGGAGCTATGTGGGCACGCATGCCAATACAAGCGCTTGTAGGCGATATACCATTACCAGAATGGCCAACAGCCATGGAAGATCATTTAGCACAACCTTGGGACTGTCTTAGTCACCACCATAGCGTGGTTACACTGGACAGAGTTAGCTCAAGTCCTTGGTATTGCAAAATAGGTGGCGAATTTTATTTAGGTAAATACATGTTTACGGTTGACTATACTGAACATTCAATAGCAGATGATCCTGCACAACATAAACAAAGCCATGTTTTATATCTAACAGACGCAGGTGAATATACAGGTAATTTTGTTGCTTTGCCTAACAATAGAGTTAGAGCAACTAATCCAGCGCTATGGAGAACGGGTGAGGGAGCACCAGATTTTTCACCAAGTCAATGGGTGCACTCTGCTGAGGCACATGAAAGTTATACAGACCCAGCTATAACATTTGACAATTTATACGCTCAAGAGGAAGATAGAGAGTAATTATGGCATTATCTGGAAGTAAAGACTTTGAACTTGACGTAGCTGATTACGTCGAGGAGGCGTTCGAACGTTGTGGGTTAGAGCTCAGAACTGGTTATGATCTTAAAAGCGCTAGTAGAAGTTTGAATCTTATGCTTGCAGAGTGGGCAAACCGCGGCTTGAATCAATGGACAATAAAAGAAAAAACCGTTGATATGGTTAAAGATTCAGCCACTTATAATATTGATAGCACCAATGCTACAGCACCAATAGATGTTTTAGATGTATTTATCCGAGAGACTGTCGGCACTGAGACTAC